ACGGGATATTGCTCGTGAGGCCAGTTAGGCCAGTCCTTTGTCTCATACAAGCGTATCCAATACTCGCGGTCTGTAACGTTAGCACTGTGATTATCAAATATCTTACCGGCCTTAGTGTACTGGCGAGCGAAACCTTCGATATTGTGCATCGTTAAAGCAGGTAAAGGATCGTCAGGTCCATTTTCACCGCCAGTGCCGCCACCACTAGCCACATTATCATATGCAACTGCCATAATTGCGTATGTTTGTTCTGATATGCGAACATGAGTTGTTTGGAATGTATTAAGGGCAGGGTCAGTTACGATAGCGCCAGTGATTACTTGGCCATTGACTGACGGAGTTAGGGTGTCATCAGAGATAGAAACTCTTAATGTTGCGATAGCGCCATTGCCCTGAACAGTCGTATCCACCTCTGTAAAAATAGTGTTTACACCATTGATTCGCTTAACAAACCTAACTGCGCCATCGCTGGCTCGCCATTGAAACAACCAGTTATTGTCATCATCCTGATAACGAAACCGCAGACTGGCGTATGTTGTGTTACTAGTGTCTCTGGCTCTCAGCGTCGCTTCAAAGTATCCCTCTGTGAAATCCGCTGGAACACCAAGAACATTAAGTCCTGATGTGGATGTAGGTGTTAACCCTGAGTTGTTGCCAAAATTTTGCCAGCCACCCTCAACGGTAGAGTACCCTTGCGGTAACGGTGAACCGCTTTCCTGATCGCTGAAACTGTGTACTGTCTCTGCCATTGCTTGTTCTCGCTATACTGTAATTGAAATTGTGTTAGACCAAGCGCCAACAAGCGCACCGTTGTAACAACGGCATCTGATCTGGTATGTGCCTGAAGAAAGTGAAAATGAACGTTTAAAAGCTCCGATGACACCAGGAAGTTCAACATCAGGGAAGTTCAAACCGTACCAGCTAGCACCGCCTGAACTTTTGTATTGAAACTCCATGTCTGTCATTGCAAAACGGTTAAGGTCGTCAAGAGTCGGGTAGGTTTTTAGCACTTCGATAGCGCCTCTTTTCCCTTGTAGCGTTCCACGACCTTCATAGAAATAACTATTATCTTTTTTCTGATTATCGAGTTGAGGCACATTGACGCAGCGTATGCCATCAATACTGCAGTTCCATATTTCAATAATTGCAGGGCTATGCTGTACAGAGAATACTTCGCGCGTGCCGTAGGACTGAGAAAACGCACTGTTAGCCATTAACGCTTTACCATGCTTATGTGTTCTGACCATCTTGCAGGCACCTTGGTAATACGCGTTGTTAACCTCCGTGTTTTTCTTAAGGTCGGTTACAGCGTCCGAGCCATTACGCAAATCAGCATTGTAGATATGGGCGCTATACAAGTAGCTTTCTTCGCCTGAGTAAGCGCCGTTCACCACGATTGGGTCAGAATTACCGAATTGCGCCTGATAGTTCGCAAAGTTACTTTCTAGGCCTAAGTCGATGCTGAGGTTGCCGAGTTGCTGAATTTGGGCGTAAGGGTTGTATAAATCTACCTGTATGCCGACTTGCCATGTATCACTTTGGCCTACATAGCCACCAGTGCATTTAAAACCATCGACTTCAACAGACACTGCACCGTAGAGGCTTATGCCTTTACGTTTACCTTCCGACCAAACGTTTTCAAACAAGTAACGTTTTGAGGCGTCTTTGCGGTAGTAGCCTGATTGCGCATCATGATCAAGCTGCTGGTTTTGGACGTGGATGTCTGCGGTATACCGAAATTTAAGTCTATCTACTGGCGGTAGCTTCCAATGCAAGTCAACTGTCGCTCCAGAAACTGAGCCAGCAAGGGTAGGCACTGCTGGTGTTTCCGTTCTTAGGAGCTTACGCACATAGATATTCTGAACGTTGCCTTTGTAGCCACTAGCCGTAATTTGAACCTGTGTTGCATTGGCTGGCGCACGGATAAGCCATACCTCTGTTCCTTCAATGCTGTGGCTATATTGGCCTAATTCGCTACCGATTTTAGGGGTGACCGAGCCACTAAGCTTATCTACTAGCTTTAGTGATACTTGGTAAACTTCATCGGCTTCAAAGTTGTAGTTTGCCGTTAGTGGATTGCTTGTACCATTCGCGTAGTAATTGCCACCACTCTTAGACCATCCCGAACCGCCAAATCCATCAGGCTGTACAACTTTCGCGCTAACTTCAGGTGAAGGCAGTATTTCAAAAGTATGCATGTAGATAAGTGTTTCAGTTGAATACCTGAAATAATCAGTACCTATTTCACCCGGGTCTAAATGCAGCCACGCTTCAGCTGGAATGTAACGCAGTGACCCATCAGGCGTGGGAGCTATTCTTGCCCCACTAGGAAGCGTGATCACATTTTCAAACGGGCGTTCTGAGCCTTGCACTGCAATCGCATCAGCCATCGCAGGAATATGCATGTACGGGAGAGAAAGTGCTTTGTTCGCGTATACGGGTATAACATTGGGTGTCACAGTAGCTTTAACGCCACGCCAAGACTCGCCTTCTGTAAGCTCAATTGTTTCGTTGTATAGAACCCCATTTAGCGTTACGTTGTTAAGCCTTACGGTACAGGCTCCAAGAGCCGATAGAAACGGTAACGGCAAGTGTGCGCGATAATCTCCACCGTTGATGGTTACAGTGGCATTGGGGCCAATAACAACTACACCTAACCCGCCTGTCTCATCTAGGTTGCAACCGCAGTTATTCAGTTCACCATCTTTATGGAAGTAATAAGCAAAGCTCTGTCCAGCCAACTGCCGCGTCCAGCTAACCATGCAGTCACGCGCGGTAGACTCTTCCAAGAACTCAATACCAGCGCCATCATGGTCTGAAATAAGTCCCTTTACATCGACTTCACAGCCGAACTTAAACCCGTTGCCACTAAAGCCTTTGGTTTCCACATAGCGCACAACGGCGTTATCGCCTTGCTCTAACTCTAAACCGTGCAGTAACGTTTCATTTTCGCTGAACTCATGGTTTTCATTAGTAATTGTGCCGCCTATCACTTCCATTTCGGAGTGGCCAGCACGAATCACAATACCAATATCGCCCTTTCCGCTTATTTCAAAGTCTTGAGTTGACACCTTGCTAGAGCTAAAAGGGATATCGAGTGCTTTGAAAAACGTGTTAATGAACGTGAGCTTGCGTAATATCCAATCAAACATAGCGTAGCCCTGCGTGTTGATGAGCGGCGTATTGATGAGCAATGCGCCATGCACCTCGCCGCCTCGGTTATCTTTACTGAGCTTCAATACAGGATCGGAGTCTTTGACTTTTAAACCGTAAAATCGGTGGTAGTTAGCGCCAAGCACGATAAAGTCACCTGACACTTTTTGCATGAATGGGCTGTGATTAAATAAATTTTCGTCAATCTCACGCTCACCCACTTGAAGACCAAAGTAGAATGATAGTGGATTCCCATCTCGCCCTTTTGGAATGTCGAATGTCCACGGTAATGTTCTCGGCGTCCAGTCACGTACATTGTTAGAAGCGGAAGCAATAAAGAAATTATCCCCGGGGTCAATTCGATAGTCGGGGTTGTCTTCTTCACTTGTAGAAAATACGCGTCTGTAAATCGACTCAAGCTCTTGCGCTGGGTTACACTCTGCCCACTCTTGCCCGTCAGTCCAGCCATTGGCTGAAGATAAATTGATATCAAAGAGCCTATCCATAGTGTGGGATTCTCATTTTTATTGACTCAACAGTGATAGCACCAGTCACTTTTGAACCAGCGCGTTTAAAATAGATGCGCTCGTCAGTAATGAACCTTCCAGAACCTGCGTAGTACATTCGGTTTGGGTCACGATTTGAAACGGTCAGAGCTAGCGTGTTGCTGAGATATTCAGCGACTAACACTACTTCAAATTGAAAATCGTCAAAGGAATCACTAAAGAACCTGAGAGCGTCACTGCCGCTCGTTGCATCAGTAACAGTGAATTTGCGAGGGTTGCTGGCATCCTGCGCCCAACTTGGACCAAGTTCATCAAGGACGTTGGGGAACATATCTTCGCTGTACCAATAACCATCCGCTTTTTGGTAAAAGGTTCTGAATGGTGAGCGGAATGTGCCAAAGGCCACGTCGAATTTAGCATTCAAAGAACCTACATCAGATTGGTTTACATCGAACTGATGCCAACCACTGTCTAGTTCTATGTACTCAATGATCCCTTCGAAGTACTTGCTACCAAATTCACCAATTTTGTAGAGATTAGTTACTGTAGTCTCATACTCGTGCCATTCATGGTTAGCCAATGTTGGGTTGTTAGGCAAACCATCGCCGCCTGTTCCCATCGGGAACACACGCATTTTTATGGTTCCGCTGTAAGCTTGACTATTGTTAAAGCGAAGTATCAATCCCCGATAGAAAATAGGGAAAGAACGGCTGGCGATAGTCGTTGGTATAGTGAACCAGCTATCCGTCATCGCTATGTGCACTTCGGTTCTTACATCATCAAACTCAATGAGACGCTTATTGTTAGGCGAGGAAGTAGGACGCACTTCGGTTTTCTTTAGCGTTGGATAGTCGGTTAGACGTTGGCTTAAGCTTTGCTCTCTTTTAATGCGAGGACTCAGCGCCTGAGTGCGCTTATTGTCCGTGTCGATATCATCGGGCAGCTGCTCGACAGACACCTTGCCGCCAATTTCAGGAAAGGTAGGAAAACGAGTCGCTGCTTCTGGAAGTACTTCGTTTATATCACCGCGAACTTGCACCCAAGTAGGCCACTGCGTAGCTGTTGGTGGTGGGTTTAAAATTGCTGTCCAACTAATTTCACCTACGGTACCAGGACCGTCACCATATGCTTCAGCTAGTCCGTTCTGTGCTTGTGTAAGTGAAGTGATAGCGTCCAATAGAGCACTGTTCTGACCAAGCGGTATGAGTGTTGCGCTTTTCTCTACGATATCATTTCCGCTATACGCAATTGCTAATGTTAATGTTCTGTTCGTAGTGTCCCCACTAGTTACCAACCGCGGCCTATCACCTGCAATAAAAATCACGCTACCCGGCACTACTGAGAAGTTTGAGTCATTGGTGTTTATTTGAATGACGTTATTGTTGTTATTAACACTAACGCTTGGGAACTCTCTCACTGCACTCATGAAGGCCGCTCCTCAACGCTGATAAGATTAAGGTTTTGCGTCAGGATGAATTGAATCACGTGGTACCGCTGCTGATTCACCACTCGCACTCGATATGAAAATGTGTCTTGGCTTGTGTTGGTGTCGGTGTACGTAAAAGATGAGTTCGTCACCTCGTTTCGATTACAGAGACGCCCACTGGGGTCGTTAGATATTTCAGGCTCATGGATTTCACGGTATTGTAGTTCGCCAGTAACTTCATGCGACTGGACCTGTGCCCATCCACCATTACCTAATGCGCGTTCTAGAATAATGGTGCAACTCGGAACAAAGGTTTCACCCGTTGGGCAATAGCCATCCTCTTGACTGAAGCCACGCCAGCTAATGCCATAGCTCACTTGCTTGGGGTTGCCATTGGTGGTGAAAGGGCCGACGATTACAGAAGGGTTCTCTGTAAGCAACGTGGTATCACCACCGTTAATTAGCTGCCCAGTCGTAACTGAGCCACCGAAGTACTCGTTACCATTTAAGTCGCGCCACCCCAAAGAGGCATTTTGTTTGGTTAAGGCACCGTAGTCAGGCTCTCCGTTTTGATCGAGAATCGGGCTTCCTTTCCATATCCATAAGTTGTCTGGACCGAAGCCAGACGGGTCTTCTACTTCCATAACATTGGGTAAAACGACGAGCTTTCTAGCTGCACGCATGGTGCCTTTAAACTCGGTGTTAGCACCTATTTCAAGTCGCCCACTTATTGTGTTCAACCAGAAGAACACTTCACCTGCAGTGCTCGCAAAGCGAAGGTTATCCATGTAAAGCAGTATGTCACTGTCGCCATTACCGCCCTGGATACTTAGCCCGGTGAAATTTTCGTTTTCATCTACAACGCCAAGGTAATAAGTGCCGCCCAATTCGCCTAGTTGAGTCTCAAGTGCTTGCATGAAGTTGATGACTGAGAGTTCGTCACCATCTTTGTTCACGACCTTTACTTCGTCGAAAGCACGAACAAGGGGCGCACCCACTATCCAATCGCCGTTTTCATCTTCATAACCGATATTCACCTGCTTGAATTCAGTAAATTGTGCAGCAACGGTTTTGGTACCTACTTTTTCTTTAAGCCCGATTATCTCTGTGCGGTTAATCTGGTTAGCACTTACCGCTTCAGTCAGGTTGTAAATTAGCTGCTGGTATTGATTCCCTTGTTCACTGGTTTGTGTGCTCCAATGAGACACATCATTTGTGATGGCCTCAATATGATCACCCAGCGCCGCTGGTAAGCCTGGCCATTGAATTCGAGATATGATTTCTGGGTCTACTCTGTCGAACGTGGTACCTATCAAATCGGCAACACTGAAGCTTAGCCAATTCGGGTCTACTTGGTCGCCATCAATAAGCCGATACCAAACATAGATAATGCCGTCGTGTGGGGTGTTTGTAATAGTAACGGTGTCGCCTTTACCCATATAAATGGCGCTATCGAAATGTTCCTGCTCATCGCCATCATAGGAGTACTTCCATTCATATGTTGCGTTGTTATGGGGAAGAGTAGGGCCGTTAATCACAATGCGACCAGGCAACACATTTACTACCACACCTTGCGTGGGCGTCGACGGTACTCCAATAGTAATGTCTCGTCCGATGCCTGGACTGGTTCTAAATCGGTTTCGTGCAGATACCGCTACGGTATAAACACCAACAGGCAAGTGCGCCAAGCTCTGAGCTCTGTTTGCAGGCGTAAATGTTAGTTGAGTCTCGGGTGTTTGGCTGTCTTTGTTGCTGACTGAAACAACATAGCTGATCACGTTAGCCGGCGATGGATGGTCCCACGTTAAAACACCTTGCCGCCAGCTGTCATTTGGGGTGGTTGTCCACAGTAAATTTTCAGGAGCCTGGACAACGGTAGCATCTGGCAAAGATGTGTTTGGCGTTAAGTCGCCTTCAGCAGCTTCAAAGCTGTCAGGGTAAATCTGCGGGGCATCTTCTATTAGCTGCAGTTTGGTCTGATGTTTTTCAGTATCAAAGTCTCTGTCTTCAACGGTAAATTCTTTACTCACGCCTGTTTCGACATCAACAAACTTTATACATGTACCAGGAATGATATCTAGCCTAACACCCGGGACAATGTGTGTAGCCATAAAACCCGCGCGGCTACGTTCCATTGCTAGCTTGCCTATTCGCTGCGCTTGATGGTCGCGGGTTATTAGCGTGAAGCGCAGATTCGACTCTAAGTAAGCACCGTCGTTTTCGCGGTACTCGGCGCTCTTTACCACAGGGGCATTGGTCATTTGCCACTTGTGATTTGGGCTAACAAACTCGGTTTTGACCGTGTTAATTTTTTCTTTGTAAGGGCGATGAGGGCGGTACTCTGGGAACGTCATTGAGTCGTTATCTACGTCAATGACTATTGTTGCTGGGCCAGCATACATAGCGGGCTTAAAGTAGACGACACCACCTACACGATAGGGTTTGCCTCCCATGCACGCCATAATTTGATTAAGCATGTCTTGTTGGCGCATGCCATTGTTTAAAACACCGTTAACCTCAAAGCGCGTTCCTGTTTGCTCATTGCCCTCTGCGTCTCTATAGATAGCCTGCTCATCGCAGTAGTTGGCGGTAACAGCAATAAAGTCCATAGGAAGGCGTCGACGAGGAACGGGCTTTGCGCCGTAACGGCGTAAGCAGTCGTAACTACATAGCGATGGGTTGCTTGACCACTCCCATGTTGATTCATCATCGAAACGGTGCTCACCATCACCACCTTGCGTCGTGTCTTTTCTGGGGTCGTAAACTTTGTGGCCACGAACAACGAATTTAATCTCGTTTAACCCGCTCGGGAATGCTTCATCATCAACTTTAATTTTCAACGTCACATAGGTTTGGTTTACGCCTATATGTTCCGATGTCCACCCACTGATATATTGGTTAGCAAGTGGGCACACTGTGGTTTGGTCGCCTAAATAGATTCGGCTAGAAACTAAACCTGAAAGCTCACGCTTGGTTTTCCCCTCTATTTCATAAATATCTACGCTCTCACACGGATGGCCAACAAGGTGAAGCACCATTATGTGGTAGTCATCACCACCGATAGTGGGCTTGGCATAGCCGACGATTTTGCCGCCAACTAGGGCCTCGCCATACACTATTTTTCTTACATCGTTAGCGTTGGTATTTAATGACTGGTCAGTGGCAGGGTCAGATGCATAGTCGCCCATATCGGGTGTAAGGGCATCACCCAGAAAATGCGTTACTGCAGCTCCGCCAACGCCAATTGCTACTGCACTTAGTGCAGCTGAAAGACCAACACCTAAAACCGTAACCGAAGCGCCTACCGCTGCGGCTCCCAACCCTAATGCAACGCCGACAGCTACTGGTGGCATGGCACACTCCAACAACCTAATGCGCGATTCAAAGGCATAGTGGCAAGGCCATTTAGTGTCGCCACCCAAATTTTACCGCTAGCAACAACCCCTAAGGCATCACCCGTGTCGGTTTCAACAAGTACCAAGTCACCGCGACCTGCGTTTAAACGGGGTTTAAGCGGACCAAATATGGCATTTAACGTACTTTTAATATCGCCATGGCCATATTTAATTAACGCCTTGGCTGCCCCTTTTTCAGTGGTGTACTTACCTCTAAACGGCTCTGCAAAATCTTTTCCTGTCATCGCGTGAACTGCATTTGCAGCGAACAAGCAGCAATCAAACGTGCCCCACTCAAACGGGGTGTCTAAATTCTCTTGCAGGTAAGTGACAAGCTTTTCTGGCCAATCCTTGTCTCTCATCGTTGGTGGGCTCCGCTTCTACCGCGCGTTGAACGTCTACCGCCACCGCCGTAATTTGTCTTAACTGGAAGGCTGGAAAGAGGGGAGCCTGCGATCACTTCTACAAGGTCAAAAAATCGGTCTCCCGGGTGAAGTTCTTGTTGCGCTGCATCGGTGGTTTTTACCACTTCGACAGGTTGAGCCCATCGCTCGAACCAGTCGTTAATCGTAATTTTGATAACCGCAGGTTTGTTCGCTGCGCGTTTACCTGTGATAACTTTTAGGTCAACCATTTCTGCATCGATAAAATAGTCAGCGCCTTCTGTTATTTGGCGGTTCTCATCGAACGCCACTAAATGGATGAAACATTCGCGGCCGTTGGGGTCTTCGTTCATGACTTCACTGAGTAACGATGGGTCACGCACAACAAGTGAAAGCGTGGTTCTGTTGCCACTTTGGCTCGCGTTCTCTCTAACTCTGCCGATGCTGCCAAGCTCGCCTATGCCTAGATAGGTTTGCTCGTTATATACGCGGGTGCCCACACCTGTGTGAACTCGTACCCAGCCAGACTTAAAGTTTAATTCTGCAAAGGCGAGCAAGCGCGACGGGCTGGCTTGCGCGGCTTCTAACATAGTGGGTGAAATAGCGCTCTCAATCATGTAAATGCCTCTTCAAAATCAAGCGTAATATTGCGGTACAAACGGCGGTTGCCAGACAGCTGCTGTATTTGTTCTGGTTTAATCCATCGCGCGATGGTTTTAAGCGAAGAAACATCGCTTTGGATAACACTGTTGTCTGCGGCGGGCTCGCGTAATTCGTTTGTAAAGTAAAGCGTGGTACGACCAAACTCATCGGCATAGCAGTCTTGCCTAATCTCAAGCAGCTGCTCGCCAATCACACAGCGGTCCATTGCACTTGCAACCAAAAGGTTTGGTACAAACCCATCGGCGTTTAACATCATGCCGTACTGGCCTGCACCATTTACTCTAGGAACGCCTGCCCACAATCCGCTTTGTTGGTTAAAGGTTGTGTCGTACAAACGCGTTTTATTAACAGGGCCGCGCAAGTGAGCTAAGTGCGCCTTCAGCACCTTACATTCTTCAAATGTCAGCACTGAAAACTTGTATGAAACAATCCATCGTTCGCCTGGGTTCTCGACAATATGCTCAAATCCATTGAATGAACTTCTGTTCATCTTGGTATTGAACTGAGGAACGAACAGGCAACGGCTAACGGGAAGTTTAGGGAAATCAAAAATCTCATTCATGCGGCCATCGTCCCACTTAAGCTTTGCGATAATTCGCCACCACTAGAAAAGTCTTCTCGCAGCTGGGCTTGCCACTGCAGCTGCGCCATTTCCACGCTCTCGCGTATTTTTTCTTCCATGCCTGGTACCGCATTAGTTGCGTCTATGTTGTTGGTGATATAGAACACTCGTGAACCGCCACTCCTTCCGCCCGGTGCTCGTGAATCATTTGAGGCGACCATGTTTTCAAAACTACGACGTTGTTGAGGGTTGAGTACCATCTCGTCGTTTCTAAGCCACCAAGTTCCCTCTCTGACATTCTTATCTAAGCCGCCGTGCGCTTGGCCTTGCATTGTGACGCCTTTAATATTCGCAATTAGGCTTGCTCCAGTTGCTGCGGCGTTGGCCATTGCGGGAAGGTTGGCGGGAAATGGCAACGCCATGGCATTACTGATAGCGGTAGATAAATTCATGACGCCTTGCGCAATAGCAAAACCTTTACTAATGGCAAAAAGAACTTTATAGGCTTTTGATTGCTCACCCGCGAAAGACCCTGCGAGACTTGCGAGGCCGTCAAATATTTGTGCTGAGCTACTTAGTATTAAATTAGATTTTTGAGCTTCTAGCGCCTGTACTTGGCTGAGATGCTTTTTACGAGCCGCGAAAATTAAGTCTAAACCTTGCTGCTCGGTGATTTTCTTTTGTTCCATCGCTTCAGCAATGATCGCCATTTCATTCTGCGCGTTGATGCGAAGTGCTTCTTCACGAGTGGCGAACTTAAGCCTAAGCTTCTCATACTCACTGTTTTGCTCTTCGGGCGTTGATGTTCTTTCTTCAGGAACGAAAGGTTCTGGTGCGTTGAAGCTGTTATCGTTGGCCGCTGGCCTTTGAAGCCTGAACTCTGCGAGAGACCTAGCAGCTGCCAGCTGCTCATTCATTGCGTTAATTGCGCCATCTCGCTCTGCAAAAACATCCTGTAGAACTTGATCTCTCGCTTGGTTTGAAGCAGCAATTCGAGCCTTTGCAGTCTCTTTTGCTTTTTCAGTTACCCTGTCATAGGTTCCATCAATGCGGGACAGCTCACCATCTAAATTAAATGAATCTCCATCAAAGGGGTTGAGTACATCCACTAGCTCGCTCGCATATGCGCCAGCCTTTTTTATAAGTCGCTGTAACTCTAATAAAACCGTGTCTCTAAATAGACCAGCGTATGTTTTAGCTACTCTTTCCAGATTGGCTAACTCGACAGTTAGTATCTGAACCATTCCTTTAATGTTCTGAGGGAAATACTTAAATGCATCAGCAAGCAATCCAAGCGTTTCTTCAGTGATCGCTTTTGCTGCTAAAACTTGTAGTGGGAATTGATTAACTGCACCTATAGCCAAGTCAATCGAATCAAAAACAGAATCTGCCCAGCCCGACCATGCTCCAGCGTAAGCTGACAAATAGGCGACCATCTCTCCGCTGGCTACGATAGAAGTTAAACTCCCAAGGGCTTCACCAATTCCAGAAATAGTATTTGTTAGTCCGCCAAAATCGTTTGATGCTTTGTTTACTTCTGATACCAGTGTCTTGAAGTTGTTTGAAACAACAGTCATTGCTTGACTGGCGGTAGGTGCCATCTTTCCAAATTCTGTGTTTATGGCTTCAGATTGGTTAATTAGCGCAGCTATAAGCTTCTGGCTAGTTAACTCACCGTTTTCAGCCATTTCTCTTAGTTCACCAGTTGTAACACCTAACTGCGTGGAGAGCGCCTCCATAAGTCGTGGAGCTTGCTCGGCAACGCTATTAAACTCATCACCTCTAAAAGCGCCTGAAGCCAATGCTTGAGCTAATTGCCGAGTAGATCCCTCAGCCTCTTGAGTTGATGCTCCACTTATAACAAAAGACTGGTTCACCGCTCGTGTGACTGCTAGCAATTGATTTTGGCTTACGTTTAAGTCTTGTGTGGCTCTCGTCATTTTTGCAAAGAGCTCAGTGGTTGCAGCAATATCTGAAAATGTTCTGTTAGATAGTTGCAGCAGCTCCTTTTGAACTGCAACTCTTTCTTTTTCCGATTTAGTTATCAACCTCACTTGGTTATCGAGACGTTTCATTTCATCCGAGAAGCGGATGACATCCCCAATTCCCATTGCAGCGATTAATCCTGCGATACCACCTGTTAAAAGGTTAACAGGTGAAAACATTGTCCTAATATTTGCAGTAAGTTGACCTTTTGCAGCAGAGAGACCTGCAACCTGGGCGCTTGTTCGTTGGGCTTGATTGCCAGATTGGCGAGTTGTATTAGTGAATTTTTCTTGAGCTGTGCGAGCACGTTGTGTCTCACTTACTAAGCCACTTGCGTCACCCCTTAACCGAATACCAGTTACTATTTCACTCATTACTTACTCATCGTGCAAATTTTTGTGATTTCATCTGCGAATGTTCGACCCATTATTCGAAGTCCTTTGTATTGTTGACTCGTAAATTCGCGACCCGACATAAACGCATCATCGCGGACGGCTTTAACATCAAGACCAAGGCAAACATTTTGATTCCACAAATACAGGTCTTCTGTCTCAATGAACCACTCGACGATAGGCCAGTTTTCCTCTAGAACTTCATAACGCTCGTCCGAGCGCATTACTTTGTTCAACTCTCCTAAATGGCTCGATAATCCGAGCTCCTGCATTTGCTCAGTTAGGGCATCTATCTCTTTTTGCGGGTTTTGCGGCCCGACTGCCCAGTGCCTGGCTGCCCCTTCAAGTTTTTTGCTACGATTCCCGTGGCTGCTTCGTGGTATGCGTTAATGAAGCCCATTCGCACATATGCTGCACTTTTAAATAAAGCTTCTTTTGTTTTTGCGGTACAGGGGAGTGGTTTTCCGTCTTCATCTTGAATGTCACTACCAAATGCAGTGACGACACGAACACAGAATTTAACGTCATCGCCAATGAGCTTGTCGTACTCGTCTTGATTTAAAACCTCAAAACTTGCAGTGCATTTTTGAGATTCGGTATGGCCGCCATCAATTGGTACTTCAATTGATACAGGCCATTCGATTTCACGTTTTTTCGCTAAGATAAATGGCATGGTTGATTCTCAAACAGAGTTGCCATCCCTGGCGGTGAGTAAATCGCTGACTCCTTTGCTCAGCGCTTTTATCGCCCTGCGGGGCACGTTGTATTAGCTGGTCTTGATGATACTGTGATGGCCTTTGATAACCCTGAAACCACAATCCCAAGCTTGCTTGCCTTTAATAGCGGTAGGCTTAACCGTTAAGATTTGGATACCTGAACTCGACTGTTCAAACACTTCTCCATTGGCTACGCCGTGGGTAAATGTAAATGGAACAAGTGTTGAAGTTCGCATTAAGGCGAAGGGGTCGAAAGTTGACAGTGCTGGGCTTTCAATAATGAACTTTCCTTCTTCGCTCCAACTTTCAATAAACACTTGGTTTTGCTCAGTTCCCTCGTCATGTTCAACATTATGATTGTCGGCAAGCTCATACTCATAGAGGTTGAGAGCTTGAGCATCCAAAGTAAATTTGGTGTTGGAATTACTTAGTGGGAGAGGATCCTGAAATCCGCTGAAATCTGGTTGAGGTGGCAGGCCCTCGATGGTGTCGCCGTAGATTCCTTTAACCTCAAAAGTTAGGTATCCCAGTTCGTTTATTTTTCCAGCGACGGTAAGGGATGATTTTCCTGCAAGCAAAATGTGATACATCCCTTCCCAATAAAAGTAGAACGTACCGTCTTGCTCTTCCGATGCATTGAGAACCCGGTTATGGGTCACTTCATTGGCAACATCGGTTTTTTCGTCACGCATTGCCGTTTGCAGGATTGCGCTGTATGCAGCTGCGCTTGATGCATCACCAGAGCCCGCTATTTCCACAGGGATGGTAAGTGTCATCATTTCACCAGCGTGTATGACCTTCTCTCCACCTTGCTCACCCGTATCTAAATCACGTGTAATTTGTTCGCTCTGATAAGGATCAACCGCCAACCCTTTGGTAAGTATCGCAAGAGGTGGTGCGCCAGCAGCGATATAGTCAGCGCCTTTTGTGTCGCTGTCTCTGCGAAGCGCCATCACTACAAATTTTTTGTCGTGTCTAAACCCTGGAGTGATACTCATGATTTCTTCTCCTGTGCTTTTGGCTGCGCTTTGGTTTCAATTGGGCGGTCTTCAACAACCACGACTTTTA